TGAACAGATAGTTATTATAGAGATTTGATAAGGCTTCATTAGATGTTTGGCTACTGCTAGTATCCTGGCAATGGAACATTAGATGGATGGCTGATAGATTGTTTGGCTACTGTGGACACTCACATTATCCTCCAAATCAACGCATAAGCCAGCAAAACCCTAACAATGCTAACCAAATGGTTTCATAGCCTTTATAAACTCTTTTATTCAACTGTGTGCGGTGGTAGATGTAGCCACATAGCCAGGGTATTTGTTTGATTCGTTATCGTAAACGCCCCTATAGTTATACACAGCCTGTGGATAAACCTGTGGATAAGTTAGTTTTTTGAGGTCAAAGTTAGTATCAAGTTAGGTCCAAGTTAGGTTTTTACCTCCTCTGAATGCCTTATAAACAAAGGGAAGTAGCCTCTAAAGTTAGTATTGTTAGTCTTTTTCTTATAGAGTTAGGAAATAAAAATATAGTAGTAGACACTATAGATGACTTGGGAAAACACTAACTTTACTAACTGAAAAGCAAAAATCCCAGTAAACATAAGGGATGTAGCCTCGTTGAAAACCTAACTGACACCTAACCTAGACCTAACTTTAGGTTAGTTTTTTAGGGCTATCGCCTATTTGGTCAGGGTAAACATAGAACGCCCAAGCCTTATTGAGAATCATTATCATCAGTGGTAGACGCAGGTAAGGTAGCCACGGTAGCCATAGTAAAAGTAATAAACGCTACTGCAAAAAATACATACATGGCTGACACCCCACAGATAAATAGTTACGGTGTCTCGCTAATAAACCTGTAGGCGTGGCTAAGTTGTTTGACCCCCCGATTATTAAATCGGAGTCAGATGTCAAATGGTTATGAACAAACATTTCTACCGCAATCCAAACTGGTAAAATAGCCTTATGATTCGTGAAGTGTGTTCGTGCTCTGCTGAGATAGAGACTGATGAGGATAATGCCTTAGCCATTGTGGAGAAGTGGCGTAAGAAGCACATTCATCAGATGCCTAATACGAGTAGTCCTAGTTTTTTTGATTTGTCTTCTACCCATGACATTGCTCCTGGGTTTCAACCGCCTAGTTACTTTGAGGATGAGTAGTCAGGAACACCACATTTTTTCCCTATACTCCTTGTGAATAAACAGTTTGGTAGAAATACCAATAGGGTCAGTGCCTGTCCTGATGTGCTACTCTTCCCACACAGAACGGTCTGAGGGTCTCGGTGTGCTGAGGTGGGTCTCACACCAACTAACTACATAGGAGAAATACATGCCTGAAGCGATTTACATTGAGCCTTTTCCAAAGGCAAAGCGTGGAGACGAGTTTAAGAACTTTGCGTCTTACCGCACTAACCCTCATAGAGGTGTTGACTGGAGTGTAGCAGGTGGTAGCAAGATTAAGGCTATTACTGGTGGCACTGTAATGGAGGTTGGTGAAACCAAAGTCTTGGGTAACTATCTCATTCAGTCAACTTATGACAAGCACTTTATTTTGTACGCTCATTTCCAAAAACCGTCCGAACTTAAGCAGGGCGATAAGGTTGTTGCTGGTGAGACCATCGTTGGTCTTGTTGGAACAACTGGTACCGCCTCAACTGGAAATCATTTGCATGTGACTTACGGTATCAAGAAGAACCTTATTACTGCTGACATCAAAGACCTTAGAGACCTTTGGGAGCGTTTTAAGTAATGCCGAAGAAAAAAGATTCTCGTCTTGAGCGAGTAGGTGTTTCTGGTTATAACAAACCTAAGAGAACTCCTAACCATCCAACTAAGAGCCATGTTGTTGTGGCTAAGGAAGGTGACCAAGTAAAGACTATTCGTTTCGGTCAGCAGGGTGTGCAGGGTTCTCCTGATGGCTCTAAGAGGAACGAAGCATTCAAGGCTCGTCACAAAGCAAACATTGCCAAAGGCAAAATGTCTGCAGCGTACTGGGCAGATAAGGTGAAGTGGTAGTTATGGAAAAAAAGTTCTGGGATTCTAAAAATCCGAAAAAGAAATCTACGCCTTTAACGCCTAGGCAGAAGGCTGAAGCAAAGGCTAGAGCAAAAAAGGCTGGCAGACCTTATCCCAATCTTGTGGATAATGCTGCTGTCAGCAGAAAGAAGAAGAAATAATGCCAATGAAAAAGAAAATGAAGGTTGAGAAAAATACAAGAGTGCTAAGTCTATGAAGGCACACGAGAAAAAAGAGTCTATGTCTGAGCGTATCAAGGAATACGGTAAAGCAGGGGCGAAGAAGGGTAAGAAATAATGCCTACCCCTAAGAAGCCAAAGCGTGTAACTAAGTCTGATGTTGAAAACGGCAAAGAGATGATTGTTGCTAAAGCAAGGGGTGAGTTGAAGTCTGCTGTTTATGATGCTTACCGTGGTCCTAATGCCAAACTTGGTATTGCTGGTCAGCCTGAAGGTCCTATGGCAAGAAAACTAGACAAGGCTAGACAGTCGTTGCTTGATGTAAACAAGTCTGTTGCTGAGTATGGTCGTTGGGCTAACAAGGCTCGCACAGACATTCCTGGGTATAACCCAACTGCTCCTGTCATTAAAAGACAAAAGGGTAGTAAGTAGGGATTACTCTTGGCTAACTACAAGAAAACTGGTGCTGGTGCGAAACTGAACGCCACTGAAGCCAAGGCGGAACTTAAGAAACTGCTCTATCAGGGTATGTCTATTAGGGATGGTCTTGCTCAGATTGGTCGTTCAGTTCGAACCTATGAGGAATGGCGTAAGCGTGACAGAGAGTTCGCTGACGAGATTACTCGTATCAGGGGCGTTCTTAAAGATAAAAAGAATGGTCTCTATGACGAGATTCCTGTTCCAGATTTTCCTGAGTTTTGTGAAGTGTATTTAGGGAACAAACTGTTTCCACACCAACTTCAATGGTTTGACATGCTTGAGGGTAGACCTCCTAGAGAACTGCATCCAGCGATGACTTATGAAGAGGGTAGACCTTCAAGGCTTATTATCAATACTCCTCCAGGTCACGCTAAGTCCACAACTATCACGGTGAACTATGTGATTTGGCGGATTATGAAGAACCCAGACTTGAAGGTTATTGTTGTATCTAAGGCACAGCGTTTGTCTGAGCAGTTCTTGCTACAGATTAAAGAGCGTTTAACTAATCCTCAATACAGCAAACTGCAAGAAACTTTTGGTCCTCCAGGTGGATGGCAGGAAGGTTCTGCTTCTTGGAAGCAAAGTCAGTTCTACATTTCAGGTAGGTCTGCTGAAGCGAAGGACCCTACAGTTCAGGCTGTTGGTATTCGTGGTCAGGTCTATGGTGCTCGTGCAGATTTGATTGTTGTGGATGACGCTATGGAGTCGTATTTATCAACAGGAACAGGTAGCACAGGACTCTGTGTTTGACCCTGAGCATGTGTCTCGTGCTTGCCAAGCAAGACAGACAGGAGACATTCCAGATGACGAGAATCTCGGAAGAGATGGTGGTATGGATGGACTCTACATTCTTGCTGGTCTTGACCCTGCTTCTACTGGCTACACTGCTGCGGTGGTATTAGGAGTAGATTTACAGACAGGTAAAAGACATGTCATTGACATAAGTAACCGTGCTGGTTCTAAACCAGAGGAAACAAAGGCTCTGATTAGAGACTGGACTGACCGCTACGGTATCAAGGAATGGCGTATCGAAAGAAACGCTTTCCAAACATTCCTTACTCGTGACCCAGAAATAAATGAGTATCTGGCTTCACGAGGAGTAATGCTAACTGAACACATGACAAACAATAACAAGCACGACCCTAACTTTGGTGTAATGGCTATGAGCACTTTGTTTTCTCAGAACATGATTACACTACCTAGGTCTGACATTCAGCGTGTCAAGTCGCTGATTGAACAGTTAGTTACTTGGCAACCAAACCCACCAAAGGGCATCAAGACAGACATTGTTATGGCTCTTTGGTTCGCAGAACTTAGGGCTCTTGAGTTAGTTTCAAGGGCTGAAAGAAAAAACTATTTCCGTAATAGTCCCTTTATGACTAGACAGGACATGCAAGATAGAGCCATTGTTGGTTCACAAGATGCTGTTTATGTTCGTAGTTACTGGGGGAGCGGATTCTAAGGAGTCATTATGACAATAAACATTGAAAACATTAGCGACCGTTTCACACGCATCCGTAATCGCTATTCACAGCGTGATTCACGCATGGCTCAGGTTCGTTCTATCCGTATGGGTAGGATGTCTGAAGTCGCTCCAGATGTGTTCCCAGAGACTGGACCGTGGCAGGAACCTATCGTAGCCAACATCATAGATGTCGCTGCTCGTGACATGTCTGAGATGATTGCTCCGCTTCCTACATTTACTGCAGGTAGCATGACCATGACATCAGACCGTGCAAGAGAGATGGCATCCATCAAGACTAAGGTTGCTCTCGGTTATGTAACCAACTCTGATTTACAGGTGCAGATGTATACCGCTGCAGACCAGTATGTCACTTATGGTTTCTTACCTATTCGTGTAGAGGTTGACTATGAAAGCCAGATGCCAGTTATCCGCACACTTGACCCAGTTGGATGCTATCCAGAGATTGACCGCTTTGGTCGTGTGGTATCACTATTCCAGCGTGTGCTTGTAAACAAAGACACTCTTGCAGTTCTATACCCAGAGTATGCTGTCAAACTTTCTAAAGAAAAAGACAGAGGTCTTTATGGCGGTAACGACATTGAAGTTGTTATGTATCACGACAAGGACTGGGACTTAGCATTTATTCCTAGCGTTGGTGGTCAAGGTATGTTTGGCACTGACACAGTTAAGGGAATGATTCTTGAGAAGACCCCTAACCCAATCGGCAAAGTCATGGTGCGTATTGCACAACGCCCAGGCATCTCTGACATTCCTCGTGGTCAGTTTGACGATGTAATCTTTGTGCAGATGGCTAAGGCTCGTCTTGCACTTCTATCGCTACAGGCTGCACACGAATCTGTAAACGCTCCACTAGTTGTTCCTATGGATGTGCCAGAAGTTCCTATTGGTCCTGGTGCCACTATCCGCACTAACAACCCACAGGGTGTAGGTCGTGTTCCTCTAGAGATTCCTGCTGCTGCTTTCCAAGAGCAAGCACAACTAGACCGTGAACTACAACTTGGTAGCCGTTTCCCAGAAATGAGAACAGGTCAGACCAACGCCAGCATTGTTACTGGTAAGGGTGTTCAGGCTCTTCTCGGTGGTTACGAATCACAGATTACCGCTCACCAAGCAATCTTTGCTCGTGTACTACAGGAAATCATTTCGCTATGTTTTGAAGTTGACTGCCACATTTTCAATGATGTAAAGAAGTCGCTTCGTGGTTCTATGAATGGAACTCCATTTGACATTGAATACACACCTAGCAAAGCAATCAACAACGACTACAGTATTGATGTTCGCTATGGTTTGATGGCTGGTCTAGACCCTAACCGTTGGTTGGTCTTTGCTCTACAGGCTCGTGCAGAGAAGATGTTCTCTCGTGACTTTATGCGTAGAGAACTTCCTGTTGACATCAATGTTGAAGATGAAGCCAGAAAGATTGACATTGAAGACCTAGAAGAATCTGCTAAACAGGCTCTGATGGGTTATGCACAATCTATTCCTGCTTTGGCTGCACAGGGTCAAGATGTTCAAGGTCCTATTAAGGCTCTTGCCAAGGTTATTGATGACCGTAGAAAAGGTAAGTCCCTTGCTGATTCTGTTGTAGAAGCGTTTACTCCAGAGCCAGAACCAGAAGTAGAAACACCAGAAGAACCTACAATGAGCCCAGAAGAAATGGCTATGCAGGAAATGATGGGTGGTATGGCTCCAGAAGAACAACTACCTGAAGGAATGACCCCACAGGGCACTATGCAAGGCGTAGCACCTGGACAACAGGGCATGGCTCCTGGTGGTCAACCTGACCTAATGACCCTTCTAGCAGGGCTTGGAGCAGGTGGAAGACCTAACCTTGGGGCTTCTGTCCAGCGTAG